GCCGCGAAGGCCGATGGTGGCCGTGTTCACCTCGATAGTATTGGCCGCGATGTTCCCGCCGTTGATCTCGGTCAAATCTGGGCCATAGCGCCAATCGTCCAGCGTGGTGGAGCCGGCGATCAGGATCTGCCCGGCGTTGACCTTCGTGGTGTTCGAGTTGATGACGGACGCAGGATCCACCATCGGGCCGGGCGACCATGGCGGCAGGACCGTCTGGCCCGGCGTAGCGCCCGCAACCATCGGCTGGGCGACAGTGATCGTCCACGGACCAGCTGCAATAGCAATGCCATATACGATGATGAAAGCGCGGACTGCACCGGCGGGAACGGTTACGAAACCACCGAGGACAGTCCCGAATATCAAACTCGTAGTAGGAATGGACGTTTGCCCCACGTCCATACTGGTAAAGTTGTTGCCGTCCACATCCGAGAAATAGATATATAGCTGTTGTTGAGCTAAATTATTTCCGCCAATGACCACTTGCGCCGATAAGTATTCACCAGCCGTTACATTGAATTGATAGGGGCTTGCCTGCGGCGTCGGCAAATTCCATTGCTGACTGTTCGAGAACTCCTGACCGGCAGCGGTCGCGGTCCCGTTGGTATTAATGAATGGCAGGCGCTGGTAGATACCCGCCTGCACCGATGTAGGTTGGCCGCTCGGATTGTCATTGACGAACCATCCGGTGGCAGTCGAGCCGTCGCTGTTCGCGATACGGTTCGAGCCGATGTTGCCGGCGGCGACGCTCTGCTGGATCGTCCCGAGCTCGAAGCCTTCCGGACCGATCGTCATCGTCGCCGGGAGCGAGGCATTGCTGGCGAATTCCGCACCCGTGAAGGTGCCGCCCTCGATATTCTCGCCGGTAATAGTTTGTCCGGCAATGTTAGTGCCGGTGATGGAGCCGTCGACGATTAGCTCGCCGGTCGCGCACTGGCGCGCCGTGATGCTGCTGATAGCGACGTACCCGGCGAAGTTCGTGGCGCCGGAGACAGGGAGACACGCCCAGAAGATGCGATACGCCGCAGCCGTGGCCGGAGCCTGCGCCTTCGCGACCACCTGCTGAAGCGGTCCAGAGCCGGCGGCGACCGTGCCGATAAGCGCATCTGCCGTAAGATAGTTACCGTCGCCCTCGAACCACTGGACGACCATCTGGACATCGCGATTGCAGGGGGCGCTGCCGGCCTCGGAGCAGATGACGGAGGCGAACTCATACCAGACGCCCGGCTGCACCCCTTGCAGGGCTGGCGCGACAAGCTGCTCGTTGGCGGTGGAATGTGGCCCATAGGGCGGCGCGCCCGTAAAGGCCGCGTCGCTAAGCACCCAGCAGGCCGTGGCGCCGGTGTTGGTCGTGTTGGACTGCGCATGTGCGGCGTCGTTGTCTATCGCCCATGCGCCAGCGGCTGGCACCCGATAGCCCGTCGCCGACAGGGGCACGCCGCCGACCGGTTGAAGCACGAGCTGGTTGGCCTGATCCCAGAAGCTCGCGTCCTGCACCTTCTGATCGGGGAAAAGGATCGGGCCGGCGATACCGAGCTTGGAAGCAATCACCGCGCCCGGCGCGATGTCGAGCGAGGCGACGCTGTCCGTCGAGGCCTGCCCCTGCACCACGGCCGTGAAGGCGGACTCGTTGCCGGAGGTGTCCAGCGCCTTCAGCCAGAAATACCGCGTGGCGCCGCTCTGGATGCCGGTCACCGGGAAGGCGCCCGTGCCGTTGGGCACCCCGTTGACCGTCGCGAGCTTGGTCGCCGCCGTCACGTCGTTGGTAGCGCTGGACCACACTTCAATGCCGGCAAGGTCGAGATCCGCCGGGTTCAGCCAGTTGAGCTGGATGGTGCTGAGACCGACGGGCGCGGCGGTCAGGTTCGTCGGCGGTGCCGGCGGCGTCGTGTCCTTCGCCGTCGTGATCGAATAGGGCAGGCAATAGCCGGACACGTTCCCCGTCTTGTCGCGGGCTCGCACCTCGAACGACATCGGCGTGTTCGGCAGGATACCGTTGAAATAGTAGAGGTTCGAAGCGACCGGATAATAGACGTAGTTGCCGCCGTTCGTGCTGACCCCAAGGTCATAGGACGCGAGATCCGTCTCTGTGTTCTGCGTCCAGATCACGGTCACGTCGGTCGTGCCGGCGGTGTTGAGCGAGGACGTCGCAGCAAGGCCTCTCGGAATCGCGGGCGGCGTGGTGTCGGCCGTGCCCTGATTGGCCGCCATCTGCACCAGATCTTCGGCCAGCACGCCGGCGACGTAGGTTCCTGCCGGCGCGCCCGCCGTGGCGCCATCGTCGGGCTTGCCGTCGCCGATAACGCCCGTCTGCCAAGGTACCGCCGTCTGGCCGCACACGGCCGGCCCGAGGATCAGGCGATCGCCCGTCCCGGGCCCCATCCGGTAGCTGACCGCGACGTCGTAGGCCGTGCCGTCCTGCAAGCCCGTTATATCGAGCAGCTGGGTCGACGGGGGCGCGGCGTCGTAAAGGATCCAGTTGGCGGCTTCGTCCTGCCCATCCGCCGAGATCCGATACTCGAACACGATGGCGTCGATCACACCGCTGTCGACGGCCCCGGAGATCTGAAGCACCGGGAAGGTCGCGCCGTTCGGCGCCGTGATAGTCCCGCCGACAAGCGCCCACGCGGCGCTACCCGGGGTCGGAATCAAGGGCGGCCCGGAGATGCTCGGCGTGGCCGGCGGGGTGCCGGTCTGCCCGAGCGCGAACGCGTGTTTCGCTGTTGTCTCCGAACGCGCCGTGAGTGTGACGCTGCCGTCGTGAGGCGACAGCGAGCGGTTCATGATCAGGATGTCCTGACCATTGAGCCCCAACTCGGGGATGTCGGCCGTCACTACATCGCCCGGCTTGTACCCCATCCACCGCAACTTCAGCGGCAGCGTGATCGGCCCAAATTCGCGGGCATTCTCGATTTCGTAGCGCGCCAGCTGCACCGCTTGATTGAGCTGCGTGACGAAGCTGTATTCGACCTCGCGCTGGCGCGTCTTCCCGTCGAAGGTGACATATTCGGGCACGATGACCGGCGACGCTGCGGTCATCTCCCACGTCTTTGTCGTGGTGTTCGCGTTATTCACCACCTGGGTGACGTCGAGTTCCACGATGTAGCGCGGGACGACCGCGTTGATGCGATCACGCTTGCCCTGCGTTGCCTGCACGCTCGCTTGGCCGATGACGTCGCTGGCACTGATCGTCGCGAGACTGACCTTCGGCGTGTTGACGTAGCAGCCGATCTGGGCACCGAGCCGCAGCGGGATGCCGCCGCCGGCCTGAAGCATCAACTTGAGGCAGTTCCACTTGTCGTCGGTCGAGTAGACCACACCGAACATGGTCCAGCCATTCGCATCGGCGACGTTCGCACCCTGCACAAAGTCATCAACGACGACCCCCGTCAGGGGGGCGCCCACGCCGAGCACGAGTTTGCCGTTCTGCCGCCGTCCGATCAGCCAGGTGAGCGCGTGGAGATAGGGGTTCTCGGACCATTCCCACGTCGTCTCATCATTGGAGCGGTGAGAGCCCGAGCCGCCGGGATAGGTGCTGTCCTTCCGGGGATCGTACACCTTGGCCCAATGGCCATACCAGCCGACTTGCGGCGTGGTGGTCATCGTCGCCTTGCCCTTGGTGTCGTACTTCAGGGTGACGATCGTCGCAGCGTAGCCCGACAGCGTGCAGTCGGCGTCCCAAGCGTAAGGGTCGATCGGCGGAACGAGGATGCTGCGCGGCTCGGGCGTCAGCCCCAGCTGCGTATTCGCATACATGTACCCCGAGTCCGGTATGTTGACCGAGTGGTCGCCGCCGATCGAGCAGGCGACGTTGTCGACATAGAGCGTGTCGAGAGACTGATGGGGGCCGCCGCCGGAAAGGACCGTGACGAGCGTCTGGTAGACGTTGTTGTCCCCGTAGGCCATCCGGTAGACGATGTTCCCGCCGACGTAGCCTTGCCCCATCGCGTAGGGAATTCCGGCCTGCGGATCGGCCTTCCAGGCGATCGGCGACACGGCGGGCGGCTTGGGGCCAACGAACTGCGAGACGGCCGTGAGCGCGACCGTGGCGAGGGCTGCGACATGCGCCACGGTCGCGGCGGTAGTCGCAACCGCGCTTGCCGAACTTATGATCCCGAGGCTTCCTAGGGCACCGACGCCGGTCGCAACTAGAGCGACGGCTCCGACGATCTCCGCAGCGGTCGCAAGCACCTTGGACAACGGGCGCGTCTCCGGAGTAAGCCCGACCCCCGGAGGAGCGAGCGGATGAAGAAAGTCGTGCTGTGTTGCGTGGTGCCGGCGCTGGTCGCGGCAGGCCCGATCTCGAAGTTCGACAGTAAGCCAGCGCTGGCGGACTACGTTTCCGCTGCGAAGATGGAGGACATCGAACGATGCCTGATCGATATGCAGGGCTGGCTTGCGCCCAACGTTTACGCACAACCCGACAGGCCGGACGACGTCACCATGCTATGGATCAGCGGAGGTGACGCGGCGGGCAAGGCCGCAGCGAGAGTGCAGTTACATCGTGTGAGCGGCGGGACTCACGTCGTTTCGTGGATGCCAGCAAAGCAGGCGCTGGACTGCGCCCCTAGATCTTAGGTCGCGCGCGCCACGCGCTGCCAAAGTCCTTGGGCTGCATGACGCAAGCTCCAACAGCTGCCTCATGATATCCGAGCACCCGCCCGTTTCCCATCGAGACCGTCAAGGCGCCCAGTTCGTCGACGGATGGCATCTGGATGATGTCCCCGACGATCGCCGCAGCCGGAGCGATGCGCTCGAGGCCGAGTTGATCGAGTGCCGCCGCCAATGAGCCGGCGCCGCTCTCGTTCAACAATTCAAGTGCCTTGCGCTTCGACCGGTACGAGCCCGTTGCCGGCAACTTCACCTGGTATCCAAGCCGGCGCAGATGGGCGGCCGTCATTCGGACGCAATCAAAGGAACCGAGCCGGAAGGGCTTGTCTTTGAAACGGTCGAGCGTCGCCTGCGCGGCCGCCGCGCGATCGACCAATTCCTTGCTCGGCTCCATCACTGCGTCACTCCCGATGGCGCGTCCGATCCCCAGTAAAGCTGGTGCAGGATGGCCACGCAGAAGCTCATGCCCTTCTCGCCCGGCCAAACGCTCTGGTGGAAGGTGTCCGACAGCCGCGCGCCGTCGTCGTTGAAGAAGAATTCCTCAAAGGCGCTGCTGATCTGAAGGTCGAGCAGCAGGCTATTGTCGCTCGCGCGAAGCGTGGGGATATCGAGCTCCCCAAGGAAGACGACGAGCGGTTCCCCGACCACGAGTCCGTTGGTTGGATCGACCACCCCCAGCCAGAACGTCACCTGTGACCCTTGCATGGCCGCCGACGAGATATCGGCTTCCGCTGCGTTGCTGGCTGGTGCGAGAGTCAGCGTAACCGCCGGCGCCTCATCGCCTGATCCGTCCTTGATCTCGTCGACCGAATACAGTGTGCCGTAGGTTGCATCCTGACCGGTGAAGATCTTGCCATCGAACGAAACGACGCCGGCGCCGTCGCAGAGGCGGATCGTGTAGTCGGGCAACACGATTTCAACTGCGGCGAAGATGGTGGCGATATCCGCCTGAAGGGCGGCGTCCATCTCTGGCGACATCGTCGTCATGGATTAGGCGACCTCTCGCAACGTCAGGGTGACGTCGTTGAATGGCGCGGTCTGGATCGCCCATTCGATCTGGTTCTTGGGGAAGTACCCCTCGATCATCGGCTGGCCGAATTCGCAGACAGCCCCATCGTTCGGGCTGATCCGGAGCATCGGCACGATGCTGAGCGTGGCAAGGGCGGTGCTGTCGTTGCCGGCGGTCGTGGCGGCTGCGACACAGTGGAGATAGCGCCGCCCTCCAAAGATGATCGAAAAGAACTGGCCCTCGTGGAAGGCGTAATTCGCGGTCCCGCCATGGACGTTCAGCACCGATCCCTGCTGCCCCGCGCCGGCCACGACGAAGTTGCCGGGAGAGCCCGGATTGAAGTCCTGCGGAAAGGGGACGATCGCTCCTTGTGTCAGCGCCTGCTGAAGCCGGGAGACCATCACCATCCCCTCGACGTCGCTCCGCATCGAGGGAAAGGTGATGTCGATTTCGTACCTGTTGCCGAGCCGGCCAAGCCGCTGCGCGGGGCCGCCCATCGGAGGCTGCTGCCACGCACCGAAGTCGAGCAGCCGGGGCTTCGCCACCTGCACGCCAGGCGATGTTGGGAGCGCAATGGACATGTGGAGCTAACCTCGGACGAGCGATCGGCGGCGGGCTTGCTGGGCATTGGTCGCGGCAATCTGCGCGCCACCTTGAGCGCCGCGGATCGCGGCGGAGTCGGCGTGGACGGAGGCAATGCCGTTCATCTGGTTCAGCAGATCTTGCGTCATCACCGCACCGCGCAGATCGAACGTCAGGCGCGGGGCGTTCGCCGCGGCGCGAGCCGCGCCAACGGCGTCCATGTCAGGCAGCGAGGCCGGAGTGAATGAACCTAGACGCCCCCCGGCGAACCCGTGAAGGCGATTGTCGTTCATCGCCTGGATGAGCGGCCCGAAGCGCTTCGTCGCCTCGGCCGTGACGATCGACTCGCCATTCGACACGGCGATCGGCTTCTTGCCGAGCATCGCAAGGATGCTGTCGGACGTTCCGGTGCCGGGCCCGCGGATCTTGTTTCCGGCGCGCGACGGGTTACCGCCCTTCGCGAAGCCGGGAACATAGCCCGTCGCCGCGAACAAGTCCGGATCGATCGACGAATCTGCGGCCGCGCCGGATCCACCCGAAGCATTGCCCTTTCCACCGAGGCCAAGCAGCTTGCCCAGGCCACCGAAAAAGCCACCTCCGCCGCCGCCGCCGCCGGTGGACTTGTTTCCGAACAAAGCGTTCGCGATGGGCTGCTCGATGATCCGTTGCTCGGCGATCTTGAGCAGATCGCCGACGATACTGGCGAGCGCCCCGTGGAGATGGAGCGCGCCGAGGGCAGCCTTTTCGAAGCTATCGCTCAATTGCTGGATCGCATCGACCTTCACGCCGTCCAGCTGCTCGCCCAAGCTCTGGCCACTGAGACCCTGCAAAAAGCTCTGACCCGGCCCCTGCGTCTGGCGGTCCACTTGCGTGCGCTTCGCCGCCGTCTGTTCGGGAAGCGCATCGAGCGAGGCTTGAGCGCGCTTCCGATCCGCATCAGTCTTCGCGTGGTCGCGTTGGAACGTGAGCGCATCGCGCTGCGTCTGCTCGTCAATCTCGAGTAGTTTGAGCCCGATCGACCGACGCTGAGCCTGCGTCGTGGCAAGCTGGTCATCGATGTCGAGCAGTTCGCGCTTGCGGGCCAAGCTATCCTGGTCAAGGTTGAGTGCGTTCTGCGCGGTGGAACTGGAAAGATCCTCGCCGGCCGCTCGCTCGTTCGTTTCTTCGGCACCGCCGCGCTTCGCCGTCAGGACGAGACCTCGCGCGGGCGTGAGCTTTCCAGCCGCGACCTGGTCCGCAATCTCCTTGTCCTGATCAGCGAGTTGCGCGCGCAGCCGCGTGATCTCGATCTCGTAGCGGGCTTCCGGAGTATCCGAGACCTTCAGGTTCGCTTCGCCGATCGCATTGTCGGCTTGACTCAGCTGCCCGTGGTAAGCGCGATCCTGCGAGAGCGCCTTTTGCCGCGCCTCCTCGGCCTTCCGCGCAGCCTCGCGCGCTTTCGCCTCACCTTGCCGCTCGATCGAACCCTGCTTGGCGGCAAGGCTGCTCGCCATCTCGAAGGTCGCGCCTTGCTTGATGAAGGCGATCTGGCGCTGTTTCGCGGTGATCTCTTCATTGTAGGCGGCGAGAGCCTGGCCGGACGCTCCCGCCTTACCCTTCTCCAGATCGGTGAGTTCGCCCTGCGCCTTCTTCAGATCGGCATCGCTGCGATTGGTGGCGCCGGGCGCGTCGCTTCCGAGGTTGCCCTCTGTCGGATGTGGCGCAGCCTTCGCCTGCATATAACGGCGATACTGAAGCATCATCGCGCTGTACGCGGTGCTGGGATCGTCGATCGGCACGCCGCTGTCCGCCGCGACAGAGCGCTGTTCAGGCGTCAGCGCTCCCTGGCGCTGCGCAGCAAGATACCTGTCCCTCGCGCCGAGAAACTGCTGCGCCCGGAACGGGACGGATGTGTCGGCGTCGTCTCGGTTGATCTTATAGATCTCGCCGGCGCCGGCGCCCACCGCGCCACCGACGATGCCACCCACCGGGCCGCCAAGGCGCAGGCCCGCGAGGCCGGACAACAGTGCCGACGCCACTTCCGGGTGGCTGTTGAGGTACGTCGCGGTGGCGCCGGCGGCTTTGACCAGGGCCACGGCCAACTTCTCGATCGCGGCCGCATTCTGAGCGATCGTCGATGCCATCTCGGCATCTACGACCTCTTTCAGCGCGGCCAGCTTATGATTGACCTCTTCGCTGTGCTCAATGAGCTCCGGGCTCAGCACGACGCCAAGCTTCTGGGCGGCCTCGGCCAGTTCGTTGAAGCCGTTGGCGCCCTCGCTCATCAATGGGACGAGAGCGCCAGCGCCGCGCCCCATGAGCGTCATCACGTCAGCGGTACGCTGCGCGGGATCCTCGACCTTCGAGATAGCATTGGCGGTGTCGAGGAAAACGCTTTGCACGGAACGGACGTTGCCGCCGCTGTCGCGGACCTTGACCCCAAGCTGGTCGAACAGGTCGATGATTGACTTGTTGCCGTTCGCCGCTTCGCCGACACTCCGCGAGAACTTGATCAGCGCCTGATTCGACGTCTCTGTGTCAGCGCCGAACTGGCTCGCCGCATAGCGATATTTCTGGAGGAAGTCGGTGGACGTGCCGACCTGCTCGGACACGAATTTGATGTTGCCGGCGAACTCCAGCGCCTTCTTGCCGGCCTCAATGAGGCTCTCGCCTAGCAGGGCACCGACCGCGACTTCACCCAACTGCTTCAGGCGCTCGAGTGGCCCTTCCAAGCTTTCGAGCGATTTCCCGAACGCCGAGAACCGCTCATCCTGCTGATCGAGGTGCTCTTGCGTGCTCCGGGTGAACTCATCGACCGCGCGTTCTGCCGCCGACAGATTGGAACGCAGGAGTTCGGTGTTGGCCTGGATGGTGAGCAGGATGGCGCGTGCGTCTTGATCAGCCACGGCGGTCCTCCTGCTCTAGTTGGAGTTGACGATGCGAAGGGAGGCCTGCTGGCGTCGGTGATAATCTCGACACGCGCGGGGCGCGCGCAGCGGCCGGTCAGGGCGGCGGGCAGTTGATCCGCCGCCACTGCTCGAAGGCCTGGAAGAACTCTACGGGCGTGGCTTCCCAGAAGTCTTGCGGGCGCCACCCGAGCGCGGCGCAGGCGACACCGCAGAGCCGTCGGCGCCCGCCATCGTCTCCGCGCTGTTTGCCACCTGCTTGACTTCCCCCGTCGCGGTGAGGCCGCCGGTGGCCGCCATGTAGAGCAGCACCGCCAGCTTCGGCTGGACGATATACACGCCCGCTTCCACCAGCATCGGCCCGATGACGTCGGCCTGCGCGCCGCGAGCGCCAGTGTTTCCGACCGCCTTCCCCCAGGCACGGATGCATTCGGCGATGATGACCGCTGTGGTGGCCATGGTCATTGCGCCGCGATCGGCTTCGCCGGCGAGCTGGATCAGCGACTTCCCGGTGCCACCATCCGCGACCGGCCGTTCGAACGCCTGGATGGCCTCGAACGAGGGTCGGAGGACGTAGTCGGCACCGCCGAGGCTGATGCCGAACTCGCCGCGTTCTTCGTTCGCGCTCATCGGATCAGCTCAGGACGTCGACGGTCGGCGCGACGGCGAGGGTGAACGCCAGTTTTGCCTGGACCTTGTCGTTCTGGGTGAAAGCGACGCTCGATATGGTGCCGTACATCAGCGCCGAGAACACCGCGTCAGCCTCCGTGCCGGCGGCGCCGCCCTTGCGGATCTCGACCTGAAAGGGAACCGCCGGGCTCGCGTTGCAGAGCGTCTCCAGCCCCGTGTAGCCGGTGTCCGGCAGCGTCGGCAGCACGTCGAGGTCGATCGTGATCTTCTTCAGGCCGTAGGCGCCGGTGGCGTAGCCGCCGGAGCTCTTCGAGCTGGTGTCGATATCGGTCTGCGACCGGTTGATCGTTGCCGTGCCCTGACCGAGCAGGGCCGTGAGCGTGGTGGCACCGGCCGCGCCGCTCCACAGAAGATAATCATCGCCCAGGAGGACGAGCGAAGGCGTGGTCATGGGCTTTCTCCAACAAAAAACCCCGCCGAAGCGGGGTTGGTGAGACGGCCTGACGACCGTCAGCGGGGTGGGGGCTAGACGTCCTGCGCGAACAGGGTGAAGAGCTGGCTGCCGACATAAGTCGCGCCGTCGTCGAGGAGCGGGGTCGACATGTTGAGCGCCCGCGGATTGGTCAGCGATGCGCCATCGGCGGCGAGGGGCTGATTATGTAGCGCCGCGCGCACGAGCTCCTGAATGGCGCGAACTTGCAGCTTGGTAACGCTCTGCATGCAGACATGGACGGCGAACTCGTGCCGCTCCATCCGGCCAGACTTTGGGCTGTGATCCGTGATCTGGTCATCACCGAGCAGCACGAACGGGTAAACGACGACCTCCTGATCGCCCGAAGCCTGAACCGGTGGCTCGGTCACGACCGGCGGCATACCGGGAACCGCGCTGAGCTTGGTAAACACGGCCTTCTGCACGGCGCCCGCGAGATCAGTCATCACCGACTCCCTGCGAAGCGTCCAAGAGGATCTGATCCATCAGCGTCCGGTAGCCGGGCAGCGAGTCGAGCCGATAAGCGGCTCTAACCGACGTGACGATGTAGAGCGGGGCCATGGCCCGGACGTTCATCTTGTGGCCCGCACGAGGGCCGCGCTTGATCGGAACCGTTTTCCCCTTCCGGCCGACGTCGAGGATGTGGGCGTAGAAGACGATGTCCTTCTTGGTCAGTTCGCCGACCTTCAGGTTCAGCGTGACGGGCGTGACGCGCCAGCTGATGCTGTTGCGGGCTAAGCCCGGAGTGCGGTTTGGCCGCGGCGCCGAAAGGACAGGGATCTCCGAGCGCATCTTGGCGGCAAGCACCGGGCCCGCCGTCTGGAGGAAGGAAACCAGCTGCTTGTTCGCGCTGTCCGGCAGCGCCTTCAGCAGTCGGCGGAAGCTGGCCGCGCCCTTGATCGTCGAGCGCCGCGCCATCAGGCCGGCTCGCCCGCGCCGCTCTCCACCGTCATCAGCAGCGCTTCCCAGGTGCCATCCGGATCCGCGCACGTTCTGATATTGAGCGCGATGCCCTTCCAGATGAGCCGATGCGCCGGCGTGATTCCTGCGCGATACCGGATGGTCACGCGATAAAACTGGGTGGCCGCGGCGATGCCCCGGTTGAAGGCCTCGCCTCCGTTAATCGGGATGACCTCGGCTGCAACGCGCTTGGCGACGGTCGACCACGTCTTGACGGTGCCTCCCGCACCATCTGACGCGCCTGTAAAGGCCTGGATGTCGACCTTGTGCCGGAGGCGGCCGGCGGCGAGGCTCATTCCGTTGCCCACTTCCGGATGGAGTTGAGCAGCCACGTCGACGAAAGCGGGATCTCGGCTGGCGCGCCGCGCGCATCGACCTGCGTCGCCTCGCGGTTTTTGTACCAGTGTCCCATCATGAGCAGCATGGCCTGCACAACGACGGCGGTGTCGTCGGTGCCCAGCGGCGAAACCGTGTAGGAAATCACGATGGGCCCCGGCTCGATGCCGGCGCGCGGCCAGTCGATCGCGGGGCCGACGCGCGCCGGCACCCGGGTGGCGTCAACAATATAGGTCGACGGATCGAGCGTCTGCTCGGTACCCGTCGGGTCGCGATAGGCAATGCTTTCAACGCTGGAGACGGTGCCGCCGGGAAGCTCAATGATGAGCGCATCGGCCTTGCGGGTCTCGACAGGATAGGTCGGAAGCAGGTGATGATGGTGGCCGGGGAAGTGGTCGAGGGTCAGCGTGGTCGCGACGCCCATGACCGACAGGTTGATCGCCTTTTCACTCGCGCGGCGCGCGGCGGTGATCATGCCGGAGAGGAAGTCGTCCTCGTCCGTCTCGCTCGGATCGAGGCGCAGGTGCGTCTTGACGATCGCGAGCGAGACGGGCTCGGCCATTGGATTACGCCTTCGCCTCGTCGGCGGCGGGCGCCGGCTGCGGCTCGTTCGCCTCGGCATAGGCGATCGCGTCGCCGTCCTCGTCGCCCCAGCCCTTCGTATCCACCGAAGCGGGGACCGTGATGACGTGGTTGGGCAGGTGCTCGTCGTGCGCGATGAGGACGCGCACCTTCTTGGTGCCGCCGCGCTTCGCGGGCGCCACGGTGTCGGGATTGGTGGCCATGATGGCATTCCTTCCAGAAGAAAGGGGCCGGAACCGCGCGAGCAGCTCCGGCCCAGGTCACGCCGGCGGAAGGGGACGCACCGCCGACGTCAGGGAGATCAGGTCGCCGAGTTCTGGTAGTTGGCGACCGGCGCACCGGCGGTGATTAGGTTGCCGTCGGCCCGCGCCCAGGCGAGGAAGCCGATCTGGCCCTTCGACATGAAGGCGCTGTCGTCGAAGCGGAACAGGGTCACCTCGAGGATATCGCGGATCATGTACGAGCCGAGATCCCCGAACAGGATCGACTTCGCGCTCGCGGCCATCACCGGCATGTGCTGGTTAATGACATAGGTGTAGCCGTTGAACGTGTCCGGCTCGCGGCCCGCGATGCTGCCCTGGAGGCCGCCCGGCAGCCACAGCGGGCGGCCCTCGGCGTCCTTCATCTTCTTCAGCGTCTTCAGGGTGGTGTCATGGAACATGAACCCCACCTTGGGCATGGCACGGTAGGCCGGGTCGACCGAATGGATCAGGTCCATCAGATCGTCGTAGATGACCGTGGTGGTCTGACCGGTCAGGCCGACCTTGCCGGCAGCCGACGCGGTGACGATACCACGCGGCTGGCTGGTGCCGGTGCCCACCGTGAAGTAACGGTTCTGCGAGCGGGCGATGCGGGTGGCGGCAGCCTTGCGGACGTAGGCTTCGACGTCCATGCCGGGACCCTGGTCCATCAGCAGTTCGATCGGCAGGGTGAAAACCTTCGAGCCGAACTTGTAGGCGCCGATGCCGATCGTGCCGAAGGTGATGTCCTGCGCACTCGCCTGCACGGATTCGGCGACGAGTTCGCCCTCCTGCGAGGTTTCGTCGACGGTCGGCCAGGGCAGCGGGTTGCCACCCGACGTCTGAAGGATCTCGGAACGATCCCGCATGCCGCCGAACGACTTCAGCGCCTCGATCAGCTCAGCGCCGAAGCCGGTCGGGACTAGGTAGCCACCGGCCGTGCCGTTGGACTGCTGGCCGGACTGCGCCGCCTGCGGGCGGCCCTGCCGGAGCACGTTGGCCTCGTCATGCGACAGGCCACGCTCGCCGTGGATCAGGAAGTTCTTGAACGCTGCGCGGTACACCACGGCACGCTCGCGCTGCTCCGGCGGCAGGTTGGCGAGGATGCGGTCCGCATTCTCACGACCCTGCTCGTCGACGACCTTCTCGCCGTCGAGCTTCGCCTGCTTCTCAACCTTGGTGATCTGGTCGTCGAGCAGATCGATCTCGGCATAGATGCTGTCGACCTTGGCCGAGATCTCCTTCGTGAAGGCATTCGTCGCGGGGTCGAGCAGATTGCGGGCTTCGAGCGCCAGGGCGGCGCGCTTGTCCCGGAGTTCCTTGATGGTCATGGGGTTTCTCCAACAAAAAAGCCCCGCCGAAGCGGGGCTTGGGTAGGCGTCCGGGAAGGAGCGCCGCTGATCGGCCGTGTTAGGCGGCCGTTCTCTCGTAGAGCCCGCTGCGCGCGAGCAGGCGGGCCCGGTGGCCCTCCAGCTCTTCGTCGAGGTCGGGCTGTTGTTCGGTGAGGGCCTTCGGCGCCTTGTCATAGACGCCGAGATTGAAGGCGAGGGCCTTGGCCTTCCCCTTGCTCGCGCCGGTCGTCGGCATGATCGAATCCGCGAAGCCGGCGTCGACCGCCTCCTGCGCGGAGAACCACGTCTCGGCGGTCATCCAGGCGACGATGTCGTCGACCGACTTGCCGCTGCGGGCCGCGTAGTCCGCGACGAGCGCGCCGTCGATTTTGTCGAGCAAATCGGCCGTGGTGCGGAAGTCGTCGGAGTTGCCGAGAGCCAACGACCAAGCCTTGTGGATCATGTAGAAACCGCCCTCGGCGATTTGCACATTGTCGGCAGCCAGCGCGATCACGCTGCCGGCCGAAGCGGCGAGGCCGTCGATCTTGGCCGTGATGTTGGCCGGGTGGCTGGCCAGCTGCGACATGATCGCGCGGGCCTCGAACACGTCCCCGCCAGGGGTGTTGATCCGCATGTCGATGTTGGGCGTCGTGATGCCCTGAAGCGTCGCGGCGACGTCGGCCGCCGACACGCCCCAATAGGCGTCGATGACGTCGTAGATGTAGATCGTGGCGGTATCGTCGGACACCTCCGAGCGGATGCCCGCGCCACGCCCGGCATTGTCCCGGGCAAGGTTGAACAGCTTACGATGCATTGCCCAGATCCTTTTCAGGCTGGACCAGCGGTTGCCCCGGGACGGGGGCGCCGGTCGGTGAGTAAATCGTGTCGGCGTCGGGGGCGTCGCTGGGCGGCAGGCCGACCATCCGGCGCGCGTCGTTCTGATGGAGCCAGCCCGGCAGCTGGTTGCCGCCGAGGCCTGCACGGAGATAGTCGGCGATCGACTTGCTATCGCCGCCGAGCAGGTGGTCGCTGTCGAAGGAGACGAAGAATTTCGAGCGCTTGGCGCCGACGATCGGGAACAGCTTGCGGCTGAACTCCTTGGCCATGCGGATCTTGTGGGGCAGCACGGTGTAACGATCGAAGCCGAGGCTCATCTGCTCGACGCCGGTCCCCCATGACGAGCTCTTGTCCACCTCGCCGATCATGTGAGGGGGGACACCGAACACTCGGGCGACATCGATCGCGGAATAGGACAGCAGCTCGAGCAGCTGCGCGTCCTTCGCAGTGATCGAGACCCGCTTCCAGTCGGCCCCGTTCTCGAGGATCAGAGGGTTGTGGGCATTGCTGACCCCAGCCGCCCGCTTGCGGATATATTCCTTGAAGTCAGCCCGCTGCTCTTTGGTGATCGCGCCGGCGAAGTTGAAATAGTCGTTGGTCAGCAGGCCACGTTCGAACTGGCTCGCGGTATAGTCGCGCGTCGCGAGACCAACACCGATCGACTGTGCGTGGTGCTCGATCGTCGAGAGCGCGCGGAGCCCGTCATAGGTCTGGCCGGGCCCCTTGAAATGGAGCACGCGGCCAGCGTCGATGAATTCGGTCGAGCCGTCCAGATTGACGAAGCGGTACCACTTCGACTTGCCCGACCAGTAGGGCGTCACGCGGCTTGGGTGGAAATAGTCGACGTCGTGGATCACGCCATTGCCGGCCTGGCGGATGACCGCATAGCCATTGCCGCGCAGCATCATCGACATGCCCTGAAGCTCGACGAACTCGGGCGCGGAAGTGTCGTCGTTGGATTCGTCGAGAAGGAAGCGGGCGAGGGGATGGTCGTCGAGGCGCTTCTTATCGCCGCTCGGCAGACGCTCGTAGATCCCGATCGGGTTGCACATCATGGCGCCGGCGATCAGCGTCACGCAGCGCCACACCGCCGAAAGCCGCATGGCGGTCTCCGGCGTCACGTTCATGCCGGCTGCGCGCTGGCCGCCGCCGAACCACTCCATCATGGCGCCGTCGCCGCCGCCCTGGATGATCGTGCCGCTGTCGATTCCGGCGTTGACCTGAGGCGCGGCGGACACATCGCGACCGAACGCGATCCTACTCACTCGCCATCCTCATCGTCGTCGAGGTCGACGAAGAACGAACCTTCATAGGGCGTCTCCTCGACCGGTACGCCTGCGACACCCATGGCCATGACCAGCGCGACCATGCCGTCGATGCGGCCGGTCGACTTCGCCTTGTCCAGCTTCCGGTTGCCGGCAGGATCCTTGATGACGACCGCGTTGGCGGCGCACATCATGAGAACGGGATTGGCGCCGTGGCGCACCTTCTCGTTCAAAAACGCGATTTCCGTCGTGTCCATGGCGGGCGCCATCGACGCATAGCCCTGGCCGAACGGTTCGAACGGCAGGGTCACGCTCAGCTTCTGCATCTGGGCTTCGAGCGTCTTGAAGCGGAACCGGTCGTATCCGATCTTCGCGACCGGTAGCCCTTCGCAGATGTCCGCGATCTTCCGCGCGATGTACTCGTAATCGACCGCGACGCCGGGCACCGCCTCGATGAAGCCTTGGTCGGCCCACACATCGTAAGGCGCCCGGTCGCGCTTGGCATGGTCCGCGAGGGTGTTGGCCGGCTTCCAGAACCACGCTTTGACGTGCCAGCGGCCTTCCTTGTCCTTCGCGATCAGAACGAACGCGCAAAGGTCGGTCGTCTCGGCGAGATCGAGGCCGCCGAACACCTCGCCAGTCCGGAAGACGTCGTCATCGACGTCGCCGTTGTTGGCGCCCCAGATGTTCGGGCCGAGGAACGGCGAGAAACGGTTGACCCGTTGATTCAGGTAGAGGTTGCGGAAGCCGTTCTCGAAGGAGGGCATCCGGTCGGCCTTCTCGGCCGCTGCGCTCAGCTCCACCTGGCTCCGGAACAAGCCCAGCGCCGGGTTGGCGGCTGCCTGGGCATCAACATCCGACACGTCGCACCCCGCGGGGCCTTCGTAGACGTGGCAGACAATCTTCGGATCCTTCGACCGCTTGGCGTCGTCGATCCGGATGCTGAGCATGTCGGCATCGGTCGGTGCCTGGGTTGAAATGATGATCTTGAGCGCGTCGTCGTAGGCGCCCTGCGCCGTCTCGATCGCCTCGATGAAATCGTCTTGCGGCCCGCGGACCTGCCCCATCTCGTCGAAGATCGCGAGGACGGGGGAGAGGCCGTGCGCGGTCGAACCGTCGGCGGCGAGGGCCCGGTATTCGACGTTGAGCGCCAGGCCGATCAGCCGCTTGCCGGATGGGACGATGCGGACCAGCTTCGAAAGGTCTGGACTGAGCGCGATCATCTTCGCCGCGAGGTTGAAGACGAGGGCGGCCTGGTCCCGCGATCGCGCCCCGGAGACGATCTGGCTGTTGAGCCGGGCCTCCGGGCCGGCAATGTGCGCGAGCATGATGCACGCGATGAGAGCGGACTTCCCGTTCTTGCGGGCGATGGAGAGGATTCCCTCCGTCGTGCCCGCCGGGTTGTCGTAGACCTCGAGGATGAACCTCTTCTGGAAGGGCACCAGCCGGACGGGCTGGCCGACCAGCTTCCCCTCGGGGACTTTGCAATATCGATGAATGAATTCGATTACCCGCTCGCCACGGGTGAGTTTGGCTACAGGAGCACGACCCGCCTGTCCTTTTTGCGGTTGTTCTCGTGCGACCACATCGGCCTCAGATTTGATAGCTGGTTCAGCGCGATGACATCCGCTTCACTCTTAGCCATGCTGACGGGGAGGACATGATCCACCTGCCAGCGGTCCATGTTTCGCCAGCCCATCCCGATAGGAAACTGGCGTTCGATATGCTTGACGAACTCGGCGGGAGTGTAGCCGAGCTGCTCGAAGGTGGGCGACGTCTTGATAGCCCCGACCTGGCGGAGAGCGTGGCGATGGAGCCGGCTCAGCCTAGCCTGCATCGCTATGACCGGATCCGTTTTCCGTCGCGCGCGCTGGCGGCGCCGATTGTCGTCCAATCTCCGCAGGCGTTCCTCCGCGGGAAGCGTCTTTGCCACCTGAGTTAAAGCCGCGACTTCGCGATGCAGACAGCCACACGAGCGCGTCTTGTGCGGCGTCGCTGTCGCCGTGATCTTCCCGCAATCGCAGGCCGCCTCCCACACGTTGTGGCGGTGCGAATCTATCTTCAGGACACGCAGGAAGAGCAGCCTGCCGTTCCGCGTCCCCGTCCGATCCTTGAATCTGGTCCCACGACCCGTGGCAGCATCAACACCCTTCGGCATCAAAACACGTTACGGCGGCGCGCTGGCGACTTCAATTCTTTCGGGTGCTCCGCCAAAGCGTGGGCCTTGGCGGAACACCCTAGGTTAGAAGCCTTCGGGAGGCCGAAAGCATCTGACCACCCGACCGTGCGAGCCGGGGCACCCCTCAATTCAGACTTGGCCGGGCGAGCAGCCCATCATCGTCATCCGCCATCGGATTGTGGCCGCCCTCAATATCCTTCTGGTGCTCGCGCCGCCTGTTGACGTCGCGCTGCTCACCGTTCTTCGAGCGGTTGTCCAAGCCCAGCGCGCGGCGGAGGGTCACTATCCGGCGCGCAAGCTTGTCCGAGAACTCGACCATCTGGATCAGTAACGTGATCTGGACGTTCCCGCCCTTGTCGACCGGGAAGGCCGCGATCTTTTCGGCGTCCGCCATGGCCCGCGCGAGGTTCGCGGCGACGGCCAGATCTGCGTCCGTCCATTCGCTCTTCGCCCGCTCAGCTATGACCGCATCCCAGAAGGGAAGGTCGCCGCGCCGAAGCTTCAGATGCTTCGGCGGGGAAAGGTCGCGGGCGGCTTTCGCCATCGTTGCGACCGCGCCGGTCGCACTGTCGATGCGCTGGCGTCGGGCCATGGTCACCCCCCCCGTCCGGGCCGAAAACGACCCGGAGCAAAAACTGTATTAGCGATTGAAAAAATGGACCACGCGGTGTCCGGGCCGACCGGGTCGCAACTTTCGACCCCCGGGCCCTCATTTTGTTGCGCGATGGTCGTCCCCGGCTGCCGCGGTGACTGTTCACCCTCTCGCGTCTGCGCGGCGGATCGCCGCGTTCCATGGGTGCTTTGGGTCGCTCGGACGACCGGTCACATCGCAACCCGGCTTGGCGAGCGTCGGGTCGAACCCGAACTGCTCCGCTGTGACCTCGCCGTGGCACGGGTGACACAGGTTGCGGGTGTTGCCGTCATCGTCGCTGCCACCAAGCGCGAGGGGCTTGATGTGGTCGACCTTGGTCGCTTCTTCGACGCGACCGGCAGCAAGGCAGCGCTCGCACAGACCTTTGGTCCGTTGGAGGCGTCGCAACCGCTGTTGCTGACCAGCGCGACCACGTAGGCGTTCGACCGTCATCCTGTCATGAGCACGGCGATCAACGCGCCGCCCCAGATGAACACGACAGGTGTGAGCAACGCGAGCATCATGCGACGTTCACCGCGCCTCACGACAATGCCCTCAACCGTTCGGCGACGCGCGCCATCAGTCGATGAGCATCAATGCAAGCGTGATAGCGATCCGAAACCTCGCCGGATCGGCAGTCACGTTGCAGCGTCTCAGCACCGTCCAGCAGCGTGTCAGCGAGCGAGCGCATCGCGTCGGTGTAGCCATCAGGCAAATCGCGACGATGGAAGCGCTGAATGCCCATCGCCGTCTCCGATGCTGGAGCCTGATGTGATTAGGTAAATGGTTGCGGCGATCGGATTTGAACCGGTGACCTCAGCGTTATGAGCGCTGCGAGCTACTTGGCTGCTCCACGCCGACATAAACGAAAACGCCTGCTCGCCATTTTTGGCTGCGGGCGCAACTCGATGTTTGGGAGTTATGCCGGATTTCGTGGCCGGTCTCAAGGATATTATGTGGCCCGAACTGAGATTGTTCCAACCGTGTTCGACCTTTTGAAGCGTGAAAATTCGTTCCGGAGGTGCCATGCAATGCCCACGATTCACCGGCTCAACGGACGGGGTACGTCGAAAGTGGGACATCTTGTCGCGGGAGTTTGTTGACCTACATGGCAACACTGTTAGAACTGGACGCCGACGGAAGCGTTTCGAGGTACGATCCTGAGCTCGGCCCTGGCCAGCTTGAGGAGCGGTGCCTCTATGTGCTCCCGGCGTTGGTGACGCGCATTCAGGACTGGTTGCCGGAGCAAGGATCGAGTTGGAACATTGAAATAGAACCGCACGAGCAAGTTGCTGCCATGTTGGCTGACTATTGCGCGGGACATATCTTGAAGATCGGAGCTGGACTTAAAGCACTCTCTCATCTCGGTGATGGGATCTGGGAGATGAAAACTGCGGACGTTCGGATATTTGGTTGGTTTCACCAGAAAGACTGCTTCATTGGTGCCTCACTCGATATAGCAGAAACCATTAAGACTTCTAAGCTATATGCCGGTTATTGCTCAGAGGCAGTTTGGCGCCGTAGCCAACTGGATCTGAACATGCCGAAATTTATCGGAGGGGATGATCCCAATGCCGTCGTTTCGAACTACAGCTTCTCCTAAGCGAGTTGCCGCAGCCCGGTTCGTTGGCAAAGCGCGCCGAGAGCTTCTGAAAGCCTTGGAAGAGGAGCGGGCGAAGTCAGGCACTCGCCAAGCGCATATTGCGAAGGCGCTCGATGTGCACCGCTCGGTCATCAGCCGCGAGTTGCGCGGGCTCAAGGACATCAGCCTCGGGCGCATCGGCGAGATCGCGTGGGCGCTGGGACGTGATCCGGTCATTGAACTCCGAGAACACGATAAATCTGTTGGCGATAATAAGCCAGCCGTGGTTTCGGGCGCGACATTGACCACGACCCCAGTGTCGGACCGTATCGCCGGCGCTTGGGCCGGCAACGCCACGACCGCTAGCTCCGCTTCACTGTACGAGGTCCAAGAGTGATCCGATTTCCATCCTTACCTGGGGGTTTTGTAATCTTTTGCGATGATGTGCGGAACGAGGTGACGGGAAAGCAAACAATCGTCGGGGCCTATGCGGGCGAAATGATAATCAATATTCCTGCCCCTGCGACGCTCCCGAACTTAGCGGTCCTTATAAATTATCGCGACGATCCCGACACGTTTCCGAAGACGGTTATTTTCCGCATATATGTGGAAACGGCGAAGGACGATAACCTTGTCTGGGAACACGAGTTGGAGATGAAAGGGAGACCTGAACTTCCTGGGTTCACTCCCAAAGAAGAGCAAAAAATGTTCGCCGAGGCCCGTATCGGCACAGCGTTCCCCGGTATCACCTTTACGGAGGAAAGCCGTATGAAGGTGCGCGCGTACATCGGTGAGGACGAATACCGGCTCGGCGCTTTGTTTGTGAGGTTCAAACCAGACGAGCCGGCTTCGGCGGCGGCAAACTAAGCGCAATCTGGCCCGCAGCGGTATCGAGGATAAACTGGCAGCATCGGGCTGCCATCAATCCTGCACGATCAGCGCGTTGAGCCCGTCGACATCTTCCTCGCTGACATTGGCGCGGGCACGTGCCTTGCAAGCAGGCCAGCGCTCCAGCGCCGCGATGAGTTCGCGCTTCGCCCGTCGATTGTGAACGCGATGGCGGCGGGCTGCGACGGTGAAGCCGATGGGATCACCGATCAGCATATCGAGAACGAGGCGCTTGGGATGCGGTAACAGATCGCGCCAATAGGTGTAGGCAACGTGCAACCGCACGACCGCTATGCGTTGGCCGACGAAATCAAACCGCCCTGGGCTGGTATCGACCCGCGATTCCATGCTCGCCGTGCGGATATCGACGTCATGCTCGATCGCCTCGGCTGCCTTGCCGATTTCTGCCGCCCAGGCCAGCTGATCGTCATCGATGCTGCCGTTCTGGTGCAACTGCGCGATCGCGCCTTGGTGCGTCTTGGTCGCGTATTCCCACGTCTGATAAGTGCCGTGGTGCTTGTGGGACCACTCCTCGCGCCGAACGATTTCGCGTTCGATTTCCGGCGATAGCGCAAGCGGATCAACACGGGACACCGCGTGGCGGATGCGGCGACGTTTCTTGGACTGGCTGACCGTCTGGATCTTGGCACGAGGTCGTCCATGCACGAGGTGTTCGACACGCTCGGCCTCATGCTTCGCGGCCGTCGCCAGTCGCGCCTTGCGCGCTTCGACGCGGTGCACCGCGTCGGCATTTCCGCTGATCCGGCGCAATCGCGCTCGTGCGGCTTCGCGCATGGCGTGACGTGGACGGTCCTGAACTTCCTTCAGCGCGCGGCGATCGGCCGCCGCGTTGCGACGAAGCTGGTGCGCAGCGGAACGCGCCGCTTTCTCTTCCTTGGTGAGCTTTGTCCGCGCCTCATGGGCGCGCGATACGATCGGAGTATCGCCATCATAGACGACCTCATCAGGCTCTATGGAAATGTGCTGCATATGCCCCCGCAAACTGACGCGCCCGCGCGCGCGTGTTCACGGTACGTCGCTGAATTCAATTTGAGACAGTAGTCCGGAATCCGTCCGCTTGGATCAAGCCCGACGAAACGCTACAACCCGCGCCGGGCGCGTATTAGGGGGGGCATGCAAAAGGCATGCTGTAGATATCTATGTCTCAGTTGCTTACGGACTGTCCCCGCTGCAAAGCGAGCTTGACGACCTTCGACATTTTAGCAGATGTGTATCTCGGTGAAATGGAACAAGTGTGGTTTACTAAACATGAGTTGGCTGCAAAGTGCAGACACTGTGATCATTTGTCAGTTTTTAGCGTGAGGCCTACCCAGTATGAAGCGAGAGGCCTATTTAGGAAAGATGGTCTTATCGCAGAGTATCCTGGATCTGCGAACAATTACTTCCGGGTGCTAGGTCCAGTCACTATTCGTGATGTTCCGGGCGAAGGGGCGCCGGATCTAGTGCCTGCCAAGCTTTCTGCGATATTTCTCGAAGGTACCTCTTCATTAGTTGGCCAGTGTTTTAACGCCGCCGGCGCGATGTTCAGGCTTTGCCTGGACCTCGCCACGAAGGCATTGCTTCCGTTGCAGGGGTCGGAAGGCGAGCCTACAAGCCGAGAACGGCGAGAGCTCGCCAGCCGCTTGCGCTGGTTGTTTGAAAACAAGCTGTTGCCTGAGGATTTGCGAGAACTAGCGACGGCCGTCAGGGAGGATGGAAACGATGCTGCGCACGATGGCACACTGACCGAAGCTGAGGCCCGTGATCTGCTAGACTTCACAACCGTTCTTCTTGAGCGGTTGTACACGCAGCCTGGTCGGGTAGCTGCCGCTCGTGCCAGGCGCGCCGATAGAAATCAGGTTCCTGAGGGCAGGCCTTGATCCGCGAGGTGGGCTAACGTCCAACCGCGGCCCACGCAACCCAAACGGAGTTCCGTGTCGGACAGGTTTGCGGCGCGATCGACGAGGACGATAGAGCGCGACGTACCTTTCAAGTAGGCCAGATACCCCTCGATCTGTAAGGCTTGGATATGGGGCCCAACGCGCTGGGCAGCAATGCCGACGCGAAATCCGATCTCGCGAAAGCTTGGAGACATACCAGTGTCCCGGAAATGCTGGCGGATTGCTTCTAGCACTCGCTGTTTCGTTGAAGCACGTGCGGCGGACGGCAAAAGCGACAGCGTATTCATCGCAAGTATCCGCCTGTCGGGTCGGCCGCTTCGACCTCATCGAGCTGCTGCTGCGTGAACGCGCCGCTGCTGACGCCCAGCGAGCGGAAAGTCGGCGAGAGCTTGCGGATCTCGTCGAGGCTGAACGGCGCGCCAGGCTCCTGGGGCGGCAGCGCGACTGGACGAGGACGCCGGATGTGCTCGCGCAACCCTTCGAGCCTGCGGCGAGCGAGACGGCGCTCGGTTGCGACGGTATCCGCGATCTCTCGGACGATCGCTTCGACCTCGTTGAGGAACTTCATCGGCCGGTGGATCGCCCGCTTCGCCGCGGTGAGCGCGATCATCGCCGGCAGGTCCGACAGCGCGTCGACCATCACCTGCCGCCAAAGCTCGGTCTGAGCCGGCGACATGGCGGGTGCGATCTTCACCGCCAGCCGGCGCAGCCGCTCGTCCATCGCGAGGTTCCAAGCGGCGCGCTGCTGCGGGTCGATGGGCACCGGGACGAACGCGTCGTCGAGATAGGCGAGGGCACGGTGGATCTCGCCGACGGGATCGTCCGGCAGCGCGGCAACCGCGCTATCGGTCGTCCAGGGACGCCGGCTCAAAGCCAGCGACGCCATCACGGGGGGCCCAGCCGCTCTGTCGGTCGTGATAAGATCGGTTGTCACGGGTGTTTCGCCACTTCTCTGCGTTGGAAATCCAGGTGCGGAAGGCTGCTTGCCAGTCCCGGTAGGTTTGCCCCTTGGCGGTCGCTCGATCCCGGAAGTGAACGAGCTCGTGTTCGAGCATCCCCGGCGGCCACCGGTCGACGATGGCTTGGGCGGTGGCGTTCAGCGTCGGCGTGAAATCAGCGGGCAGCACGGTCGGGCGCGTCCCTGAAGAAGCTTTAGCTTCTGAAGGGTTCTTTACTTCTTTCCCTTCTTTCTTCTTTGCGTCGCCGCCGCGTCGTTGCTGCGTCGCCGCCGCGTCGTCTGCTGCGTCGGCTTGTCGTTCCGGAGTCTGATAAAGCTCGTAATTCCGGATAGTTATGACCGTCTGTCCTGCGTCGGTTGCTGCGTCGATTATTTCCGCCTTCACGAGCGACGACAGAAACCGACGCACCTTGGCTTCGTCCCACTTCCAGGCCTTCGCCATGAACCGGAGCGAGTGCGAAAGCTGCCCGCGCTGAAGCTCTATTTCGCCCGTGCCAGCATGGATCTTGGTGGGTCGAAACGCCGCTTCCTCGACCAGCCACACGAAGGCATCGCGGCGCGAGAAATCCTCGTTGCGAAAGACGGGATTATCCTGCCATCCGCGATGCATCAGGTAGAAGCCACTCACGCCGCCTGGACCTCCAGGGCTTTCTCCAATGGCGCGTTGCAGTTGGCAGCGACGAGCGCCTCTGCAACGTCTCGGTTCACACTGTTGCCGATCATGCGGATCTGAGAGGCGATCGGCAGCCGGCCGCGCTTCTTCTTGCCGGACGGCAGCACGCGATCGCAGACCGGATCGAGGATGTAGTTGTCGTTGAAGCCCTGCGCGCGGGCCAACTCGCGCGGTGTCAGCATCCGCATGCCGATATCGACGATCACCCATTCCTCGCCGGCGATTGTCACCGTGACGAGGCCGAATCGAGGCTTGGTGCTGATGGTGTGCAGGCTCTCGTCGACGTCTTGGCCGTGCTGCGCGGAGCCGAAATACTTCGCGAGGAAGGCGCAGACCTGCCCGGCATGGCCACCGCCGCGGCCGCCGCCGGTGGTCGGCGTGGCGAGCGGCTCGTCGGATGCCTGGCCGTGCTTCGCACTGCCGTAGAATTTCGTCAGGTGGGTCGCGACGAGCCGCTGCTGCGAGCCGGTAGCCGTGGCAGTGGACATCGGCGCGCCGACTGGGCGGCCGGCCAGATGGTCGTTGTTCGGTCCACCGTTGGCCTGCTCGATGTGCGCGCAGACAATTCCGAGCGGCGTCGCGCCGCCTTGCCGCTTCTCCGGCGCACCGTTTGCGGTGACCGTGGACGCCGGGCCACGCAGATCGCGACCTATGCCACCGGTCGTATGCTTGGCGAGGAACGCAGAAACGACGGCCGCTTTGGCAGCGCCAGAGACGGCGGTCCCGAGAGGCTTATGCAGTCCGGGCACGCGCGGCGCCTGTCCGGGGCGCTCGCCGTATCCGGTCTGGATCAGCGTCGGCGCGATCAGCGCTTTCCGATCGTGAACCGTCGCCGCGCCGAGCGGCTCGCCGGCATCGCGCGGCTTCCCAGCATAGGCCGCGCCGCCGGCGCCGACGATGTACGGTGTAACCAGCGCCATCTCGCCGCCCTTGGCGGTGGTGACCGTAGGCAACGCCTTGCCGATGTCGATCGTCCGGTTCGCCGCCCATGTGCTGTTCGTCACCGGCACGATGAAGGGCGATGCCGAGTTGACGACGAACTTCATGATGCCGTGCGCAATGCGGCGGAGAGTGTTTTCGGCCAACGGCTTCTTGCGGTCGAAGATGGAAGGGCAGGGCAGCGACCAGTCGATGATCTCCGCCGCCGTGCGCCACGGTTGCGCGCGACCCGGGCCGTGGGTCGGCTCCGGCCAGACGATCGGCCGGCCATCGCACCGGGCGATGACAAACAGCCGCTTGCGGATCGTCGGCGCGCCATAGTCGCAGCCGCGCAACTCCTTCCACTCGATCGCGTATCCAGCCTTTTCCAGCGCGGCGACCCACAGCTGGAAGGTCTCGCCCTCCGGCTTGATGACCTTGCGCTTGCCCTTCCGGAGCACGGGCGGATCCTCGAGCAGAGACATCTGCCCATTGGCGCGGCGAACCTTCATCGGCAGGCCCGTTTCTGGATCAATAGGGCACCAGGTGCGGAATTCCTCGACGTTCTCCAGCATGATCACGCGCGGCTGAAGATCAGGGCCGAGCCGGCGGACCCAGTGCACGACAACCCACGCCAGATCGCGGATGCCCTTCTCGACGGGCTTGCCGCCCTTGGCCTTGCTGAAGTGCTTGCAGTCCGGCGAGAACCAGCCGAGCGCGACCTGCCGACCCTGCACCACCTCAAGCGGGTCCGCCTTCCAGACCGACTGGCAGATGTGCAGCGTCTGAGGGTGATTCGCCTTGTGCATGGCGATCGCCTCGTTGTCGTGATTGATGGCGACATCGACCGGGCGACCGAACGCCGCCTCAATGCCATCGCTCGCGCCACCGCCGCCGGCGAAGTTGTCGACGATCAAGCCGTCCATCATGCATGAAGGCTTCATTGAGCCCGTGCCCCCTGGTTGATCAGCGCGTCGCGCTGGAAGGTTTCGTGGATCTGCGCGTGGGGCCGTCTCGACGCCGCCGTATATGCTTTCGTCGCAAGCGCGGCAGATGCTGGCCGGCCTTCATTGTCGTGCAACATTTGCCCGTTCATGCCGGTATCCGGCGCGGGAGGGCCGATCATCATGAGCGTCTGCGGAGAGGTGAGGGGTTGGCTCCACGCCAACGCGCTGTTGTGCATTTTCGCGTTCGGAAGCTGCGGACTGATCGCCGCGGCGGCAGCCTTCATTTTTCTGTAGGCAGCACCGATGGCCCGCCTGAGACCACCAAACCGCGCCGCCTCGGGTGCGATGCACGGCCTTGTGTCATCAAGGAAATATCCAATCCGACCTGAAACATTAACCTTTTCCAAAAGTGGCCATGGCTCGGGAGAAGCTGTCACCATGTCACAGGGGAAGGATGCTAATTCACCGGAAGAAGCCGCCGTTGAGCCGATCAGGCGGCTCGGGGTTCTGGTGATCTCTTGGGTCGCGGTGGTGTCTATCGGCGTCGTGCTAACCCTCTGCTTTACGAGCAGGTCGCCTTGATAGGTCTCGTGGATCCTTGTCGGCCAACCCTTGGACGTTCGGCCGCTGCGTTCGGCACGGCCAGCACGGCGCGCAGCGAGCGCCTCGTCCAGCTGATGCTGAAGCTGGACAACCCGATGCTGGCGGGCGCGCTGCTCAAGCCAGCGCCGGCTGACCGCGCCGATCACGCCGCGTATTTCCGGCTGAGCTCGGCGCCCCGCGCGCGAAGCGACGCCATGTCCGACTGAAGCGTGGCGAACGTCTCCTTGCACAGCTGGTCGAGCGCGTTGACGTCCTCGCGGAACTGGCGAAGCTCTGCCGGCTCCTTGAGCTCGCCGAACCCAGCGCGCCGGAACTCGGCCACCGTGTCGACGGCGAGGTTCGCCTGCTTGGCAATCTTGTCGTCGGTCCAGCCGGCCGCATAGACGCCGTTGTCGGCATCGAAGTGCGTCTGGAGCAGGGTGAACATCACGACCTGCGCCTGGATCGCGGCAGGCGACGGTTTCGTCATGGGCTTCTCCTTCGCAGGCTTGCTGCGGCATGCGGGGCAGACGTTCGGATCGAGCGCCCATCCAAGCTGGGTGAATTTCTGGTCGATCTGCGCAGGCGGCATCACGGAGCGAAGCCGCACGTCATCCGCGACCGAGCAGACCGTGCAGGTCACGGTCGCGGCGATATGGCCGGGGGCGGTCGATAGAGACCGCCCCCCGAGCCGGCGCCGATACGAATGACCGGACACGCCCACGAGCTAGGCTTTGGCTGCGAGGCGGCGTGCCTCGCACTTCGCCGCCGGCCAGATCGACTTGCGATAGGCTGGCTCCGAGTTCTTCGACCACTTAGGCCGGAGGTCGACCTTACCGTCTGACTTCGGAAGGCGCGCGAGAACACCCGACATCGATCAGGCCTCCGGCTTGCCGATGAAGACGGGCAGCTCCGTCTCGACCTTCACGCGCTCGACAGCCTCATTGAAGGCGGCGTCGAAGGTGCGATCGGTGCGCCACAGCTCGTACCAGAAGATGATCGACGGACCCTTCTTCCGGTACCGCAGACGTGCGGCGAGCCGATAGAGCGGGCCGTTCCGGAAGACAGGGATGCCGATCAGGAACAGCGCCGGCACCTTCAGCGGCCCGCCATGCTCGTCGGTGTGCTCAGACTGGAAGCGGATGACGCCTTCGCCGCTCTGGAGGTTCACGGCCTCCTGCACGACCGCCGCCTCATTGATCTGGAGACCGCGCGCCAGCTGGATCAGCTTGTTCGGCGTGGCGATGGTGTCGCCGCCGCCGAGCGTGTCGACCAGGCGCTGGAGATCTTCGGAGAGCGTGTCCTCGCCGGGGATCATATAGAGGACGTCGATGATGCGATCTTCGAGGAACGCCGCGAAGTCCGCCATGGTCATGGCGTTCTGCGCGCCATTGGCGGCGTTCCATGCCTTCCACTCGTCCGACACCGGGAAGGTGAACAGCGAGCGGTGCTTGCCGAAGCGAGGGGTCAGCTCACCGGTGGAGATCTCCGTCGCGCCGCCCTTGGGGTGATAATCCAGCACCGCGGTGATCGACGGGCTGTTCCGGTCGTCATTCGCGAACACGGCGCTGCCGTCGTCCTTGAAGCGATTGACATGGTCGATCAGGCTGTCGAGCGAGAGGAGCGTGGAGCTGCCTTGCCGGAAGCGCGGGTGCGGGCGGAACGGCTCGAACAAGCCGGACGGCAGCGGCGTGAGGCCACCGTTCGCGAGCACGGCGCGCGCGACGATCTCGGTCTCCGGCTCCTTGATGTCGATGACGGTCGGCGCAGCGTAATGCTCGACCAGGTTGCGGACGTCGCTGACGATGCTGTCGGCAGCGACGGAGGTATGCGTCTTTTCGGTCATGGTGCGTCCTCAGTGGTGAAAGGATGGTGGTGCGGTCAGGCGTCGCGGAAGCCGCCGGCGCCGCGGACCTCGCGGACGCCGAACAGGTTGCCCTGCTGCGGGTTGGACGGGGTGAAACGGCCATCCTCGGTTGCCCACATCACGGACTTGGGCCGTTTCGCCTCGGGCACGTCGGCCTTGAACTTCGAGGCGATCGAGAACACGCGGCCCTCGAGCGAGAAGTCGAAGCTGAGCGACAGCTTGCCCTTGGCCTTGCCGCCGCTCTCGATCGC